CTCCAAGGGTGGATAGAGTCATCTCTTCCTTCCCTCTCCAAGCTTTTAAATGTATTAAATACAAAAAAAGCCCCAAGTGCGCTTGACGGATTAGTTCGCTTCCCACATTGGCTTGGATTCCACCGCAGTACCAATGGGATTAACAGTCGCCTAATCAACGCTGTTCGCATTTTGCACAGGGGTGTACTGTGTGCGGTGATTCTTGGGTTCAGTCCATGCAGACCATCAGCTAACGCGCCCTGACGGTTGATGTAGAAACAAAAAAGCCGTTTACAACTGCTATCGGTGGAAACCTTATCTAAGAATACCCTTCGTATCTTAGGTAAGGCGATAGCATGTGTAAACGGCCTCAATTTGTTGTTTTCCACGACAACGGTTTGAATTCTATAGCAGTTAATGCAGGTTTTTATCAACAGTTATAGATTTTTTTAACTGCCGTAACTTTTCAGCAACATCAGCTGGCATTCCTACGGCTCGTTTGGTGTCTTCCTCAATCTTTGCCAAGGCGGGATCCTTGAACGTCACATTGAGGTTTATCGTCATCTCTTTCGTTTCTGGAATCTCAGCTCCATCCCAGCGCATCTGGTTGATGTAGACCAATGGAGCAGGGATAAAGTCACCGTTTTGCTTAGTCCAAGCATCTGTGGTTTTCATCCATTCCACGTGCTTAATGATCTGATCGGCCTGTGCATCAAGCTTTAACTTGTTCCACTTTGCTAAACAGGTTGATTTGCCGCCTTTACGTACAGACTTAGGCCAAGCAGCCCAAAAAAGATCAAATGTCATTTCATTTCTCCAAATGTTTAATGCAATCTTCTATCCAAGCCCTAATCTCGTTGTGTCGCTTCCAATATTGTTTTTCGTTACCGTAATAACCGCCATCTTCTTCGGCGACCATACAGTAACCAAATAACTGCTGAAAGTGAGATAAACGCAATGGTTTAATCTTGGTTTTCTTTTCAAAAACTATTTCCATGCTATTCCCCAGTAAAAATCTTTGGTTTTTGTTCTTGGTCTTGCAGGTGAGCTACAAACTCTAAGAACATCTTTGCTATGGTGCTTGCGCCTGAGTCTTCAGGTGCGTCAGACAAGATACGAATGCCTAAAGTGCCATCTTCTTTGTCTGTCAGGATGATGTTTACTTCACTCACTGTCAATCTCCTCAATTGCCCTGCGAAGATAGATCGCCATGTCTAGCGCTTCCTCGTAAGCGTGTTGCAACCATTCTTTGTGCGACAGAGGGTTTTGTGCCACTGTCGTCCCATACTTTTCAATGCCCTTTTGTTGCCTGGCAATGATGTCCAAGCAAACTCGAGCTTCCGTGCCTACTGCGCTGTTCATTGCTCTTTGACGAAGATACCTTCGGCATTCATGTAGCCACGACGATCCTTGATCTGCTCGTAAGCAGCCTCGAGACAGTCAGTCAGGTTTACATCCAGCAAAGCACATACGTTGATCAAACAAACCACTGTGTCACCCACAGCGTCAATGGCATCGATTTTGTTGTTATCACGCAACGCATCGACTAGCTCGTTGATCTCTTCTACAGCCTTCATGGACTGTGCAAAAGGTGTGCTGTTTGGAATGATCTTACGGGCCTCAGACCACTGCACAACTTTCATTTCTAACTCTGCGTAACTGCTCATTTTTCTTCTTTCTTTGGTTCTTCTTTGGGTTTGTCTTCTTTCTTTTCTTCTACTGGCTTATCACGCTTGAAGATGGCATCCCAACGAGATGCGTACTCTTCGTTAGCCACAGAAAAAGGACGAGGTGCTGAACCCTTACCCATTGCTCTGCTCCACAAACCACTCAGGCTTTTTCTCTTTGAGTTCATACAAACGCAAAGGTGGCACATTGCCTGTCTTTGTCCACTTGTAGCAAGCTGGCGCTGTTACACCAAGCACACGTGCAATCTCTGACAGGTTGCACTTACTACGCTGCAATAGTTCTTCAACTTTCATAGGTTCTCCTTGTTAAACGCCAGTAGTATACTTACGTCCAATACCAAGGTTGATTGTTTTTTTCTATGAACATTAACCGGTTGATGTATATATTTTTCTTGCGATTGGAGAAAAGTACATTACCATACTCATACGTTCACAGCACAGGAGGATACAGATGGAACGCAAACTAGACGCAGTCGAAGCCTTTCAACAAGGCTACCAAGAAGGGCAATTGAACTTTCTCAAGTTAATCAACCAGTTCTGTGGCTTTACTGCCAAGAACATGCAAGAGTTGATTCACGCTATCAATGCGAAGGAGAAACAAGATGTTTTTTAAGTTAAACATTTTCTCCGGCAACACATACACGGGAAATGACAATTTAAGAATTCGTCAAGACGGTGAGGTGTTCAACAAGTGTGGCGACATGTGGGTTGGTCAGCATGGTCAACTAATCCGTGATGATGGTCAAACACAGATGAACCTAAATACTGGAATCATCTCTACTTTTGGTGACCCATTTGGAGACAATGATGCTTTATGACTTTAACCCCACAGTGAGAAAGTACCCACGTAGCATGCTGGAAGCTTTCCCCTCATCAATCGAATCGGCTCAATGGATGGAACATTACAAAGCACCTGCAACCGCCAAGGATGTGGCGTTGTATCTGGTCTTGTTGGCAACAACACTAGCTCTAGTGACGGCAACGCTATGGATGTTGTGAACTGGACTGAGAACCTGTCGACATACGACATCAAAAACCAACAGTTCATCAAGCACATTAAGTTCGACAAATACAAGTTCATCGTTAAGTACCACAGACTAGACGAAGACGACTTTGTAGTTGACGAAGTTCAAACACTTGACAAACAAAACATTACAGATCTTTTGAGCTGTAGAACCCTAGATAGGATAGAAAGGAAGTTGAAATGAAAACCAAAAGTTTGTTTACCCAGTACATGGAAGAGTTCAAGCAATCAGACACACTGTATTGCTACTACTGCCTGGAGTGCAAAGGCGAAAACGTAGGATGCTGTGGTGAGAACCACTTTGGCGAGTTCCGCTACTTAGATCGTGAAGATCAAATTGCAATCATTGAAAACGAATTGCAGTTGGCATTTGATTTGGAGGAAAAGCAATGAATGTCTATCAAAAACTAAACAGCGCACGTGAGATCTTTCATCAGCGCAAACTCAAGAAGTCAGGCCACAACAAATTTGCCAACTATTTCTACTTTGAGCTGGGTGACTTTGTTATCCCCGCATTGGAAATCTTCAAGCAAGTTGGCCTCACATCGGTGATCCGTTTTACGGTTGATCATGCATTCATGGAGATCGTGAACACAGAGAAACCAGAAGAGAAGATTGTCATCAGCTCTCCCATGTCTACGGCTGCTTTGAAGGGCTGTCATGAGGTCCAAAACCTTGGGGCAGTCCAAACATACATTCGCCGCTATTTGTGGGTTGCAGCCCTCGAGATCGTTGAACACGATGCCCTCGATGCAACGACAGGCAAAGGTGCTGGACGAGTCAAGCCAACAGACAGCGATCTGACCCTCCCCCAAGAAGAGGTGGACTACCTGCGTGAAATGGCACAAGAACTGACAGAGATTGTCAAAAATGGTGATCCCAAGGCTGCACTGAACATGGTTCATGCTGCTGGACTTGAGGCCGAGCAACATACGTTTCTCTGGTCGCAATTAGATTCACAAACCCGATCATCAATCAAGAAAGCAAAGGAGCTATAAATGAAGATTGATTTACAAGTAGAAGTTGAACACAAGGACGGTAAGTACCCATCGTTCAACCTCATCCTGCGGACAGGACCTGGCAAAGACCCATTCATGATCATTCGCGGATGCCGCATTGTTCATGGTTCTAATGGTGACTTCATCAGCTACCCCAGCCGCAAACAAGATGATGGCAAGTACTGGAACCATGTCTACGGCTCGAAAGAGTTCAATGACATTGTTATGAGTGCAGCCAATCATGCCCCCGCGCCAAAAGCAGCGGCCCCTAGCAAAGCTGTTGCCGATATGGACAGCGACATCCCCTGGTAAACATAGGAGTATTGAAATGAAAAAAGTAATTGCTATTGCATTGTTAGTTGCCTCTGGTATTGCAGCGGCTTCTTGTCCAACATATGCCCCATATCGTTGTGTCGTTCAAATGAACGGTAAGCAGCTCTGTGGTTGTGGAATGTAATTAAACCTATGCACTATCCGATTTGTTTTCCAACTGAGAAACTCTATAGAGAGTGGTTGTATTTCGCTCGGGTAGTGCGTGAACCCTCGACAATCTGTGAAGATTGTTCGAAGGAATATCAAGAAAAAATGGAAAAGCAAGGACGCTGTTTCAAAGACAAAGAACAGCTAAAAGTATTTGCAAGAGTTCAAGTAAAGCAAAGGATAGAAAATGAGCAACTCGATCTTCTCGAAATTCTTTTCTCGAGCCCGAACAACTGACCCCACCACAAGTCACCAAGCGGCAGAAGCAGTAAAAGAACACACAGTACAAAAGCATTTTGCACTGATCCACAACACCCTCGTAGAACATGGCCCCCTCGGCAAAGACAGCATAGCCCTGCATTCAGGACTAGACCCTAATCAGGTAGCTCGTCGGTTGCCAGAGATGATGAAGGTCAATGCCGTTGAGTTAACAGGCAGAGTAGTACCGTCTTTTAGTGGTCGTAACGAACGTGAATGGAGAGCAATATGAGTGAAGCAAAAGGAAAATCAGCTTTTCCTCATGAAAATCATTTATCTCATAGAGGCATGTCATTGCGTGATTACTTTGCTGCTAAAGCAATGATTGCATTTGTTGATAAAAACCAATGGCAGTCAAGTATTGGAGATGTTGCAGAAGATGTAGCGTTCAAAGCTTATGCATTAGCAGACGCAATGATGGAGGCAAGAAAATGATGTACATGAAAGTAATAGCAACAACTTGTTTCCCATTCGTGGTGACAGAATTCATTGCTTATTTAATAGGCAGCTTTATCAATGTCTCGTTCAACCCAGAGATGTGGACATTGGACTTGCGGATACTTATGCCTTGGGCGGGTATGCTGTTTGGTATTGCGCTTTACATGAAACTTAACCACGAGAGACTCGTATGACTATCAATGCATTCCACCCTGACTTCATCAAAACCTACATGCCAGAGTTCCTGACAAAGATTCGCATTGAATCAACTCAGTACTCCAATGGGGTAATCAACGGTGGCAAGTCAAAAGCATCACGTGAATCAAAGCAGGGCAAGACAGTGAATAGCATCAGTGTCTTCCCTAAAACAAAAGCACGTGTCTCAACCGATGTGACTAACTTTCACATCTACTCACGGGCAGGTGTCAAATGAGTGATGAGTTGTTTAACATCATGGTGTTGTCAACAATCCTGATCTTTGGAGCAGGAATCTTCACATGCGTAGTGATCTTTATTGCCAGCTTACTGGCATTTAAAAACTAGCTATGCAGTCGTTGTAGCGCTTCTTTCGGTTCTCAATCCCGATCAAGCCACCGTTAATTTTCTTGGTCATGCCTTCAATGTCTTCTTTGTCCGCAAAGGCATCAAGCTTGTTGGCTGACCAGAACCAAGCAGCAGACAAGGCAGCATACTGAGGCTGCAATAGAAGCTCTGGATGGTTGACAAAGTCAGCTCCAATCCCTGCCCCACACCTGGTGTAGTTGTCCTTGCCAGTGAGTTGCTTTAGACCTCTTCCCCTGTACGCCCACCCCTCACCTGATTCAGCAGGTCCATTGCCCATACGACTGCTGTAGCAAAGATTCGCGATAAGCTCCGGCTTACCCGCTATGCTGTTAGCCACGGCTGTAGGAATGTTCTTATTCTTCTCATCCTTTTTAGCTCTAGTCTTGCCAGGCTTATTAGGATCAGGTTCTTGTACGGCAAACCTTGGAGGCCAGCAAGCAGCCAATGTAGCTGCCTTGTAGTTCAGGTTCTCTTCAAGCATAGTGAAGCCACCAGACTCATGAGCGCACTGAGCTAAGAAAGCAGCAATACGGAACTTGGTATTGATCTGGTATTTCTCACAGGCAACTTGGATAGGAGCAAGCCACTCCCTAGCTACCTCTGGCTTAACACCAGCAGCAATGATGTTGTCCAGAGTAGGCATCATACTTGTTGGTCCTTTTGCTTTTGATCAACAGCTTCTTGAGACTTGTTAGAAGAGCCGTAGAAGAAGCGGATCAATGAGTTAACAGCAGTACCAATCAGAAAGCCCAAGATGATGTTGATGAAGTCGCGGTTGCGGTTCTCAACAGGGGCAAACGATACGATAAAGAAGTAAGCAAACGACACCACGGTGATGAACCATGCATAGTGTTGGCTGAAGCGACGAGTCGACTCATCAGCCATATACATGTCAGTAGCGCGTTGTGTTGACTTCTCGTCAAGAGCAGCCATGAACTCTGAGTGGCGGTTGGCTTCTTCTTGAAGCTTGGCGTTGTACTCAGGGGTAGCTTCCCCCTCTGGCTTCAACTCCATACCCAGCTTACTTTGAACAGCGTCTACGCCCTTTTCAACAACTTCGTCAGCCACTTTGTGCATTCCGTTATTGATTAGGTTCGCTACGATTCCCGCGACTATTGGCAACATTTGAGATTTCCTTTCTTAACTCTTCTTTCAACTTCCTGACTTCTTTTATCTCGTACTTGAGTTCCGACTTCATCTTCATGTAGTCAACAACAACAAGCATAGAAATAGGCAAAGCCAAGAACAATACTATCGACAGTACAACTACCCCAGCGATAAACCACTTGGTGTCTTCACGAGCCATCCTAGCGACAGCATGAACGCCCACATCCACAGAATTGCCACCAAGACTGTTACCGAAACTATTGTTCGATCTATTCTGTGATTGCGCTGGAGTTCTCGTTGCCATTTCGCATCTCTTTCGTTCTTACGTTTGAGTTGCCTAGCAAACTCCTGCTCCTCAAGAATTAGGTCATACATCTCAAGAAACCTACTGTAAATGGCCCTCAACTCTTGGGGCGCATAGACCATAGATTCCCTAATCTGAACTGTCATGTTTTCAAGTTGAAGTTCAATCTCAACCCGATCAATCGCACTATCTTCAATTGTCGTTGTAGTCTTGGAAATCTCTTCCAACTCAAGGCAATGCGCTTTTAGATTCCTGCGAATCTCAAAGAATGTTTTTAGTTGCTCACAAACTTGATGGATGGCTTGGGTCTGATACTCCTCGTAACTTAACTCTGGTTCTTTTGCTTGCTTTGACTTCTTAGCAACGCTTGGAACAATCGACTCTGTTGGTGCTGGTGCAGCGATTGATACCTTGCCCTCTGGCTTTTTAGCACCGAACAAAGAAAGAAGCCACGACCATAAGCCAGTGACTTCCTTGTATATCGCCTTGGCATCACCAATGCCCTGTTCAACCGTCTTCTTAAGCTTGCTGATCTCAGCCTTACCTTCCGACAGCATCTGGCAACCTTTTCGCACAGCTGCGACAGCGGCCTGAGCTGCCATGAGAAGACTGATAGGGTCCACATTACTTTATGTGAGGAACAATAGAAGCCCAAATAACCCCTGCCATGCCCAACAGCATGACACCACATGCCTTGATCAGAATGCTTTCAAGGCGTTTCAAACGAGCATTGATTTGCTCATAACGGAACGCACAAATCTCTTCATGCGTTGCTAGTCGTGCATCGGTTGCGTCAATCGTTGTCATGATTATTGTGTGGGAGGTGGGACTGAACGGTATGGGCTACCGCGCTTCTGAGCTTCTTCAAAAGCTTTCAATTGTTTGGCAGTCAATGTGCCAGGTTCTACAGCACTAGGAGTTGCACCCCAAGGCAGCAAAGCTTCACCAACCGCATTAGCAGCTTCCTTGGCATTGGCAGACTGAGCAATGGTCATTAATGTGCCGGCAACACCACCAACCTTGGCGGCTTTGCCCAACATGCTTCCGTAAGTACCAAACTTAGATTCAATGTTTTGTGCTTTACGTGCATCACGAGACAAGATAGTCTCAGGCACTTCACCTTGCAACTTTTGAAAGTACTCAGTGGTCAACTTAGAAACATCTTTGTTCAGGTCTTTTGAGTGACCAAACATCTTTCCTTCGTTGATCAGCTCTTTGGCGTACAGACGATGCTCTGGGCCAAGGATGTTTACCAATGAACGGTCAAGGTTGCCAACATCAGGACGGAACACGTATCCTTCTGGAATATCTGCAATCGACTTGAACGTGTGTTGCTCTTTAGGAACAACAGGTGCTGTCTTTGTAGACACCTCACCAGAAGCAATAGCAGGTGCAGCAACAGGTGCTACAGCAGCTTTAGCTTGGTTGTTGGCAGAAGTAATTTGTTGCGCTTTTTGGTCAGCCTCAACAGCTTTAGTAATCTTTGCCGTTTCTGAAGCAGCAAGCATCTTGGCTTCAGTTTCTGTAATAGTGCCACCGGCAGCTTGTTTTGCTTTAACAGCTTGTTGAGCTTTTTTGGCCTCTGCATCAGCTTGTGCATTTGCAAGCTTTTGCTTTTGTGCATCAAGGCTTAACTGTTCACGTTCTGCCTTTATCTCCAAGATGCGAAGTTTTTGTTGATCTAGTGGAGACAGTTGAGGTGTGGCAGGTGCGGCAGGTGCAGCGCCAGCAGGAGGCGTAGCAGCCGGTGCAGCAGTTGGTGCAACAGGACCTGGAGGTGGAGGTGTGTTAGGAGGACCGCCACCATCTTTAGGACCAAACTTGTCCCACAGCTTTTTTAACCCATACAAACCAGCAGCAGTAGGTAAGATGTAATCGCCATACCCACCTAGCAAGCTTTCATCAATATCTTTGGCTGCACCTTTGATTGTTTGACCAATAGGTGGCTGCAAAGGACCAGAACCTTCTACGATTTTCTTAGCTTTTAAACCAAGACCTTCATAGTTAATAGGCTGGTCCATCTTTGAACCCATTGAATCAAACAAAGAGTTACTTGTGTTTTGATTGCTTGGGGCGGTGTATGAGGAATCACTTGATCGCTCATAAAGAGCTGCATTGTTAGCGGACATTTACAGGCTCCCATTTGCCGTTCTTGTAAACAACAGGACGATTTCTGTTGTCCACATGGACTGTACCTTCTCTGATCTCAGGTTGCTTTCCCGTCTTATTAGTTTCAGACTCAAAGTCATACATGTTCTTAATGCCCTTGTATGTGTTTGAATTCATAAACTCTTGACGCAATTCATCGCTACCAAGATTTTGACGACCTTGACGTACATTGTGTGCGGTAAAAGCAGACCATGCAGCTTCAAGCGCATTGTTACGGCGAAGGTTGATGCTGTTGTCAAAAGCAGACTTAGTGTCAGTTAAGCCAAGTTCTGTTGGGGCAACAGATACAACGCCTGGCGCACGTTCTGGAGAAGCTTCCAATTTAGCTTGCGATTCATTAACCATTTGGCTAAGTTGAACCCAACGCATGACATCTGCAACTTGATTAGGATCTTTGATTTTGTTTTGCACATAACCAAAAATCTTGCTTTGAATGTCTTCTTGACCAGCAGCAGAAGCGTTTGTAGTTTCGCCGCGCTCCCAGTTTTTGCTTTCACTTGCAGTACCAGACTTTGTTTCTGTTGCAGAAACGTTGCCGCCAATGATACGCTTGCCAAGGTTTGCGCCAATTGTTCCAGTATTTTGATCAGTAGATGAACCTGACTCGCCTCGTCCTTCAGTGCCTGATTTGCCTTTAGATGATGCTTGTTGGCCTGTTTTGAAACGGAAAATGCCTTCGCGAATTTCAGGGGGAGCATTCTTGATCAAATCAAGTACGTTAACGCCGCCTTTTTCACCAGACAACTTCTTGGTCAATGAATCAAGTTCAGTCAGACCTTGGTTCATGCGAGAAGCAGTCTGATTTGTCTGGTAAGCATTCTTCATGCTGCCGATAACTTGATCAGACAAGCCGGTGATACGAGACATCTCGGAATTCTGCATTCCTTTAAACAAACCAGACTGCAAGACAGATTGATCACGGGGGGTCCAAATGCCACCCATGTTTTCTTCTACTTGCTTTTGCTCTTTGTCATTCAAAAGAACTTTGTCTACGTTTGCAATTTGACCTGTAAAACCATTAGCGTTATATTGCTTGTAGAACTTTTGACCATTCGCAGTACGGCCTTCAATCCATTCTGCTTTTCCACCGTCATATGCATTCAATGCACCAACGTAATTTCGCATTAACAGGTTAGCTACAACAGATCCCCATTGAGCTTTGGTGTTAATGTGGCCTGATTCATCATCAGTAATCTTTTGACGAATAGCATCAGCAGCAACTTGGTTTGCTTTTGGGTCTTTTCCACCAGAAGCTACAGCAGCGTCAATAGCTGCCAAACCGCTAGGCAAAACATTTTGAGCTTGAGGTACTGCTACTTCAATGCCAGCTTCTAAATTTGGTGGTGCAACGGGGTCTGCCATGTCTTACCTTTCCCATTCATGTGAATAATCGTGCTGTGGCATAACTGTCTCTGCTTGTGGCTGTTGGACCTTTTTACCCATCATCACGTTAGCAGCATTGCCAAAGTTACCTTGGCCTATTTGTTCTGCAGCACCTGTTAATTTGTCAAACTTCTGTTGATAGGGAGCAATTGCTTGTTTGGCAATACCTGCCATTGCATCTCCAAATGATTGATTAGGAGGAGCTATTCCACCACTAGATGGCATGCCACCACCTGCGGCTGCAGCCATCAAAGCACCTTCTTGCATTTGATCGCGCAAACCTTTGATTGGAGTATCAAAGCCTGTAATAGCTCCGGCATCAGAATACTGATTTGGATTAGCAAATGAAGCAAAATCAAATGGCATAGTCGATCCTTTTAAATCTTAAAGCCCTTGCCAGACTGACTTGTGTTTTGGCCTTGAGTGCCAGAATAGTTGCCGCCACCACCACCTGGTGTTCCATACACAATAGATGCGTACTTGCTGTACAGGTCCATAGGAGCATTAGCCATTTGTAATTGTTGACCAGCAGCACCTAAGCCAACATTTGTAGCAGCAGTTCCACCAGCCATGAGAGACTGAGCAGCAGCAGCTTTGTTAGCCTGTACACCAGCTTGTGCGCCAGCGGCAGCAGTGGCTTGACGTTGTTCATTCAGGCTAGACAAATTGCGATCAGCCAATGCTTGTCGAGCAGAACCTAAACCACCAGCAGCACCATACATGGCATTTTGACCAGCCTGTGATTCACGAGCAGATTCACGACCAGCTTGCAAAGCAGCTTGAACTTGACCTTTTTCATAGTTGGGATCAAACAAAGCGCCTAAACCTTGAGCGCCTTGACCAACCATATTCATGCCTTGAATAGTGCCTTTTTGAGCAGCATCTCCTGTTAATGCATATCCTTGTTTAGCGGATTCAACTACATAAGGGGCAAGGTCTTTTAAATTACCTTCAGCGCCAGCAATAGTTTTTTGATACGCAGGAATTAACGTGTCTGTAAGAAGACCCGTCTGTGCGCGTAGTTGCGCTTTTTGTTCTTCGGTTACTACTGGAGCCTGACTTCCAGATGATTTGCCGCTACCGCCCATATTAAGCTCCTTTACCTTTGCCCTTCATGGGGCTGATCTGTTTCTGATTATCCCCTAAACCAACAGTATTTGCGTACTCATTTGGAGTGCCAATACTTGGCTGTTCGGAGGTTGCTGCATTGGTGATAACACCTTGTGAACCAGTTTTACCCCCACCGGAATCTTTGCCAGCGCCTGGGGCTTGTTGCATTTGATCTAGCTGATTAACGCCTAATCCCATTATTGACCTTTCAATTGCGCTTCCAGTGACTCCACCTTAGCGGTAAGTTCTTGAATCGCCTTAGTTAACACAGCAATGTACGAAGGGTAATGAATGGTCTTGAAACCAATCTCATCACCAACTTTCCAATCAGGTTCTTCATAAACCAATGAGGATCCATACACGCCAAGCTGTTCAACCTCGTCAGCAATAAAACCATAGCCCTTTTGATGTTTAGGATCTGCCTTCAATTTATATGAGACAGGTCTAAGTTGTTTGACAAACTCAAGTCCAACGTCAGCGTCTTGGATTTCTTCTTTGAGTCGAACGTCAGACGGGCTGGTTGTTTGTACACCAAACGTAACTGTGTTGCCAGATGCTGTTGTGCCAACATAAGCGCCAGCAATACCTGTAGAAGTAGAGCCAAGTAAGTTCATGTTGTTTGAACTAGCTGTGGCAGATCCACTGTTGGCTGTTGCGGTGGTCATCACATTATTTGAAGTTGTCCAACCAGAACCACTCAAATAATAACCACTACCAGGAGCAGTGCCTGTCAGGTCAGATGTGGCAAGCGTAACAGCACCAGTTCTAGTGTTAAAGCTTGAAACACCAGCAGTAATGCTACTTGTAAGTTGCCATGTTCCATTTCCAGCAAGGAAATAATTTATGGAGTTTGGAGGCGGGTCAATGTTGACGCTTCCATAATTAAACTTCCCGCTATCAATGCGTAACGCAATGTTTCCACTTGAGTTAAAACATTCAAGAGCCGCACCAGTAGAGCTTGATGTAGAGAAATATCCACCAATTGAGTCGCCTTCTCCAACAACTCCAATGCCAACAGATGTACCACCGGAAATTCCGTTTTTACCTATTCCAATTACGCCCACACTAAATGGGCTAGACGTAGATGAAGTCTGGCTTAGTCCAAGAATTCCAGAGCGAACATTGCCAGATGCTGGATTTGTTACACCGACACCATAAGCAGAATAGTCAATGTAATAGATGTTTCCAGTAACAACAACAGGAACAGAAGATTGATTTGCTCCTGAAAACCTTGCGTCACCATCTGTATTGATGTCAGCCCTGAATACGCCATCATTGAAATAACAATCGCCGGTGCTTCTTTGAATGTAGTAACCAGCAGTTCCATATGTAGCTGGAGTGCCATATACAGGAGGATTACTACCGTTCCAGTTGTCAGAACGAATATCTTGGAAAATAGAGGCAGCTACAGGGCCTGTCCAAGCTGTGGTGTTTGGAGCAACGCCATCAATTGTTGAAGATGAGCTGTTGTATTGACCTTGGATATACCAAAGCACCTGACCAACAGCAACAGAAGGAGTTGTCAATGACCAACCACTTGGAGCCGTTGCGCCTGAAGTTGGAGTTGAAAATGTTGGTGTGCTTGCTGATTGAGACTGAACTTTGTAAGCCGTCAGGAAAGATAACCCGTTTGCACCATCAGCTCCAGGCGTTCCACTAGATCCATTTTTTGATGTCGCATAAATAGGATATGCAACATTAGTCCAATCAAGAACAGATGTGGTTACATTAGCAGTCTCAGTTAAATGGATAGTGATTGCCCACAAATAATCGCCAGCAGTTGTATTGCTAGGAATAGTTGTAGACCATCCAGATGGCGCTGTGTAAGTTCCAGTGTTCCAATAGTATGTTGTTGTCGTGCTAGGTCTAGCAGGAGCAGTAGAACTACTTGTCCATTGATAAATAGTTGGGTCTGCATTTTGGTAGATCACTACAGTAGTGACAATATCCAAGTCAATGGCAGGAATGTCAGCTTGTAAATATGTAGCATCAGGAGCTGCAGTATCAACTACAAAATTGATTTGTCTTCCACCGGCAACTTGATAGAACAAAAACTTAGTTGTCCCAAAGCCACCGCCAGCTACCTTGTACCAAATATAGTCAGCAGGATTAGTTGACTCAACATCAGAGTTGCTATTGTTTACACCGTAGTACTCTTTATTGGTTGGGCTATCACTAAAACCAGATGATCCATCAAAACTGTCTGCATACTTAACAGCCAAGTATTTGTACAAATATGCAATGACAACGCCACTAGGACCACTAATCTGACCAGTGTTTGGGTCAGCCGCAAGATTAGCTCCGAAGTTTGCCAACAAATAATTGATGGCATCGGAAATCTCACTTAGCTCTGGCGATGAATCAAGCGCAAATGGCATTAGAACGCATCCTCAGTGACTGTTGATTGGAAGTTCATGGCTGTTACATTCCATGTGTCTGTAGCATCATTAGTACCAAACTTCATGGAAATAGAACGACTAGATTGTTGTTCAGTAGTCATCCAAGGGTAATCAGTGTCAATGTCCATCACGCCTTGTTGACCATAGTCAGGCGTTTGACCAACAGAGTTAGAGCCTCCAATAGTGAGATTCAACTTGCCCGTTCCAGTAACTTCTGGCAATGTCCTGTGAACATAAACCAGTGAGCTGTACGGTACGCTAGAACCATCAGCCATTGTCAACAGCATGTTGTTACGTTCAAATTCAGCATCAATAGCTGCTCCAACAAATGAATTGCCTACGTTGGTTTGAATTAACTTAGCGTTTGCGACTTCACCTTTGGCATATACAACCGTGCGAGAAGCCAAGTTAAATTGACCACTGACAACCTTTGGACCTTCTGTTGCCATACAGGCATTCATGATGTCTTTTGGTGGGTTCCAAATGTCCAAGTCGTATCGATACGAAATCATCTTGTTACACCAACCGGTTGATGTCAGGTCTGGGTAATAGATCTCAATCTGATACTTTTGAGTGTTGTTTACCATGAACACACGGTCATAGTACGTTGGATTCAGGTGATCAAAGAAATAATTCTTGATTCTCTGATTGCCAATTGAGTTGAAGTTAGACCCGTCAAACGCCCAAATGTCACGCGCATCGATGCCAAACACCATTGCATCAGTGTTGGTCCAGCAGTTGTTGTTTAACAACCCACGCCCTTGGTTAAACAGACGCACACCAAAGATTGGCGCTGTCGTGCTTTGGTAGGCAATAGGTGAGAAAACAACAGTATCCCAATATGAGCAAACATAGAAGTTGGCCCCAAGGAAGAAACCGTCAATCAATGGACCACGAACAGGAACCTCTTGCTCGTTAGCCACGTTAGACAAGGTTGGCTCCCATGTCGCAGGAATGCCAGTGTTGGCAAATGCCTGTGACCAACGAACCGTGGTTGGATAGTTGTACTCAGTACCGCTAATAACTTTGGTAAGGTTGCCAGCAATTAGGATGTTGCCTACGTTTGGAGAACAGTAGTTACGGACAAAGGCAGCTTTTGTACTGGTTACGCCAATGTCGTAGTTCCAATCAGCATCAGGCGTAATGGTGATTTCGTTGCTTGTCGGCAAGAACTGCATGGGGTTGTTGATCGTGTCATTGATAAAAAACACGTTACCAACCCACGATGTCGTGATGTTCAGGTTTGCCGTATAGCCAGCCAAGTAGGCAGCTGGGTTAGCGCCAACGCCTGGGGTAATGTTTGACACCCCTGAAGTTGTTACCATGTACCACTTGCCATGACTGCTAGAGTCACGGGTGGCTACGATGTAAACCCAGTTTGTCTCACTGCGAAAGCCGCCTTCCATGAAGATGCCGCCAGCAGGAACAGCAGTCAAAATCTCTTCTTCGCCAAAGATCTTCTTGATGCCACGAACATCAGATTCGACGTTTTTACCGGAGTTATATTCCATTGGGCCAAGGACGTTGCTAGGAACGTCTGGCGTGAAGGACATCTTTGAAAAGGGGGAGCGCAGCCGCTGATAATCAGCCATCTTCATCCTCTGTCATTTTGACCAGATTGGACATCAATCGTGCGTCTTTAGGATTAAATTCTAGTGCTTTTTCACAAAGCGTGATTGCCTCTTCTTTGCGTCCCAAATGCCATGCAGCAATGCTTGCCAAGTCATACGGCTTCTCTGTCCACACGGACGGGTCCATTGTATAAACAAGGGCCTTGTCTTTGATTTCTAGAGACTTCTGAGCAGCAAAATAGCACTGGTTCCAATCATGCTTCATGTAGCTAAACATAGCCAAATCAACCCAAGGCTCACGTGTACCAGGCGCTTCAGCACAAGCAGCCATGTACCACTTTAAAGCTTCGCTATGGTTGTTCAAATGTTCATAGCTTTTGCCTAAAAGGCGCATGGCATAGCATCTTTCGTTTGCCCAAGTAGCTCCATCCATTTCAAGATACTTACGCAAATACGTAACAGCCTCTTCCCACCGGCTATAAAACGTCAGTTCCCGCGCATGATAGAAGGCATTACGTGGACAAAAAGGATCTTCCTTTATAGCCAGCTCTAAGAGTGGCATGTATTGACCACGACTCTTGGTTGGATCAGGATGGTGGCTAACCAACAACATGTCAGTGTGGGCGTATATCTCGTTTGTCCTGTGATCAGGGCGAGGATATTCGTGAACAGGGTGATGCCAATGGTAACCATGACGGTGGTGAATCTTCTCGTAAAAGAAAGAAATTCCACAGCCCCAATCAAACTTGTAGCGCAGACGGGTAGTGTTTTCTTGCCAGACCCGTTCAATTTCCTCGCGCCAGCCTGACTCAAGGATTTCGTCAAGGTCTAGGCTGATACAAACATCAAAGTCTCTAGGAATCAATGCAAGAGCAGTATCACGGGCTTTGTCAAAGCGCCAAGGGCTGATGCAAATGTCATGCACTACAGCCCCGTACTTCTTTCCCCACTTAGCGGTTCTGTCTGTAGAACCTGTGTCAGCAATCAGAATGAGGTCAGCATCTTTTGCTGAGTTGCAGAATCGTTCTACAAATTGTTCCTCATTCTTGCTGATTGCGTAAACTGCTATTTTCAATGCCATGCTATGTTTTCCTATTAAGGTGTCATTGGTTGCCAATCGGGGCTTTTAGGCCACTCAACTGGTAAACGTGCGTCAGTCACTGTAGCAGGGAAATCTCGCAATGCTTGGCGATATGTAGCCCATGCTTGTTTGTCAACGGTACAGTCAGGAATCTGTGTCCAATCGCATTGAGTCAGCAAGTTATTGCGAGTGCCACGCAATTGAGTCATTGCAGAATCTTTAGCTGCTTGAATTTCTTCTGCGGTCAGGCTTTGAACTTGAACAACGCTTACGAATTCACCATCGTCATAAGCAGCTGCTGGAACTAACTTTTGTGTCAGTGAATCGTAGTTTTTGAAACGATTGACTTTTTTAGCTCCTTGTTCAGTCAACCATTCATCACTTGAACCGTTTACAGGAAATGATGTGTTTGGGAATAGCTCTTTGTAGTCGCCTACTGTAATAGTGCCGTTTTGTGTAATTGCAATTTCCATGATTTTTCCTTATGAACTTATTGGGCCAACATTTGAGAAAGCCGCTGCTGGAGGTGTAAATGCCGTTGTGTAACGTGCATAACCTTTGGTGATGCGGAGGTCGTCTATGTAACCAACGTATTTATATGGACCTAAAGTGCCTCTAGAACCAATTACTGGTTGGCTTGTTGAAGTAATTGCGTAATTGTATGTATCGGTATACGTTGATCCTTCTTGAACACCATTAACAAACATTTTTGTGCTTGTTCCAGATCGACATACTGCAATATGACTCCATTGACTTGTAGGAGTTGCATTTGCATTACTCAATATTCTGTCTGCTCCGTTTGACGCAAAAACTAATTTGTTTGCTTCCAAATACCAATTAAATGGAAGTGCGGTATATGCAGGGTTGTAATATCCAATAATCCAATTGTCAGCAAGACTTGAAGGATTAATCCATGCTTCTATTGTAAAGTCGCCTGTACCAAATGCCCAAATTGCATTGTTTTGACCAATAAGGTAGCTGCTTCCATCAAAGTACATTGACCCTGTACCAAACTTTTTAACGCTAGTAGAAATCTGAGCATTACCCACAGTTTCTAAGTCGTTCATCATTGCGTTGTCGTAGATGGCTCCGTTGGTCATGTTGCAAAGCAGCGATGTGTTTGAAACAGCAGTCAATGGCGCAGTTGGTGGAGTGAAGTTTGTCGTGTAAACCGCAGTTCCGTTTACAACTCGGAGATCAGAAACATATGCTGGTAAGAAATATTGCGTACCATCGTAGCTGCCAATATATGTAGCTCGAATAGGGGTAGCGGGATTACTTCCTGAGCTTGTTGGCGTGCCAGCCAATCCATTTACAAAAACAGTATAGTTAGTACCGTTCTTTACCAGCGCAAAATGATTCCACGTATTGTTCTTCATTCCATAAACACCAGCTCCACCTCCAATGCCATTTACAAAGTAGGCTGGGCTATTGTTTTGCGATGAAACGTAGGCTTCAATGTCGCCGTTACGCAAATATATTTGAATCGGGTATCCATTTGAATAGATGCACTGGTATGAACCGGAAGTCGAAGAGCCGCTATAGACCCAGCCCTCGATTGTCCAATCACCAGATGTTAGGTTTAATGCAGAACCGCTACCAACATTCAAATAATCCCCAGACCCATCAAAATACCCGCTACCACCAATAGTGGCTGTACTGTATGCAGTAGATGTTCCAAATGGGTTGAAGCGTTGTACGCTTGGATTTCCGTCCACTGTCACAGCGAAAGCATTGCTACTGCTATCTTTAAACCTATTTGCTTGGCAAGTAAGTAATGAAGTCCCGCTGATTGCTGTTAATGGTGTAGTGCTTGGCGTGAACGCAGCAGTGTAAACAGCAGTACCTTTAACAACCCTTGCATTTGAAATATAACCCAAAAATGTCTGGCTATATCCGTCAAAGTTACCGATACCAAGTCTTGAAGTAGTTGTTTTTAAGGCTTTTGAATTTGTGAATGTGTTACTTTGCGTGCCATTAATAAACACTCTAAACGTAGTTCCAGACCTTGTGACGGCAATGTGGTTCCAAGTGTTATACGAAACCGTAGTAACAGACGTTACATCGTCGCTTGAGTTATCAGAGTAAGTTACAAAGAATCGAATTGTTCTGGCATCGTTCAATAAAAGGCCAAAAGTATCTTGAAAACTCGCAGCATACTTGGTGATAATGCCACCATATCCTGCGCCAATATTTCCAGTGGGGCAAATCCATGCCTCAAGCGTAAAGTCACCACTACCAAAATCAAAGGCAGTGTTATTTGCAACCATTAAATCATCACCAGAACCATCAAAATAATTTGACCAATTAGACCCGTAAGGACTAAATGAGCCTTGTGTCGTATTGCCAGCGCGTGTAATGGTGAAGTTGTTGGTTGAGCTGTCCAAAAATGTATTGTTCTGAGCGCCGTTAGTACCATCTCCATGCAACAGCATAGTGACGTAATTAAACTGAGCGTCTGGAGGTGTTGACGCAGCAGCGCCTGATTTGATTGCAGCACTAAACATTGTTAGTCCTTACTGTGTGTAGTTTTGACCAACAGTCACGCCATACCAGCTTGTTCCATCGCTGAAGAACGAATAAATATCTTGTTTACTTGCGGTACTTGTCACTGTTGGAGCAGTGCCACCAGCCCAGTTAACTGTTGACCAAGTAACAGTACGTGATCCGGTTGCATCTTGACGCAAATAAATGATAAATGATTTACCAGCGGCTGCTGTAGGCATTGTGATTGTTGCGTTACCTGTCAACGTCAAAACTTGCACAGTACCGTTAGCCAATGAAACTGTAATTGCCGTGCTTGTGTTAGCCGTGTACGCAGTTTCTGTGTAGTTGGTAACTGTTGGATTTGTTAAGCCACCATTGGAATCAGCAACTTCTGCTAATTTAGATAGGTTGCGGGGAATTGTCATACTATTTCCTTCCAAGATGTTGTTTCTTCATCCCATGCATACATTTTGCCATCAGTAGGCATAGGAGTGGGTGCGTCCCATAAGCAAGTCTGCTCGTTCAATACCCATGAAGCAAATGGCTTTGGTGGGATAAACGCATCACGTTGAGCATCGTATGTGTAGCCTACGCCAGCATAGTTCTTACGGATGTTTCCGTTGTAGCTGGTTTGAACCCATGTGCCACCAAAATGGCTACGGCAGAACTCAGCACCAACTGATTCTGTTTCTACGCCATCAAGCAAGCAGTCATTGTTATGCACCACGATCACACGCAGTACTGTGTTGTTTAATCCGATTTCAGCAAAGTGTGCCATGTTATTTCCTTAGAACGTGATGGAGCCAGAGGCTGTGAATTTGTAGATGTTATATGAGCCATCAGTGGTTATTGTTGGAGAGCCTGTTGTTGATGCTGCTGTTGAAAGTGTTCTAATAATTACAACGCCTGAACCGCCAGAGGCTCCACTATTGCTATTTGAACCACCACCACCGCCGCCGCCTGTATTAGCAGTACCAGCAGTACCAGCAGCATTTTTGCCACCATTACCACCGCCTCCAGCTCCACCTGTTCCAGCAGAACCAGAAGAAGAACTGTAAGCACCACCGCCACCGCCGCCAGCATAAGTCACAGATGCCCCTGTAATTGATGATGCAGTACCTGCGCCACCGTTGCCAGCCGTAGCGTTTGCAGTGGCGTTACTACCAACTGCACTTGCTCCTCCACCCCCGCCGCCATTCCATGTTGCGCCATTACCACCAGTGTTACCTTGAGATGGAGATGTAGATGGAGTGTTTCCAGCTCCACCAGTTGTAGCATATGTTCCACCACCACCAGAACCGCCTGAACCAGCAGTTCCAAGATATGTAGAACCGCCACCGCCGCCAGTAGAAGTAATTGAACCAAATACAGAATTACTACCATTTGCACCGTTGCTAGGCCAAACATTACCCGTACCGCCAGCGCCAACGGTAACTGTAATAGCAGAACCAGAAGAAACACTTAATCCGGTAGCAGTTCTAAAACCGCCAGCTCCTCCAGCTCCTCCACCACCTGATTGACCTTCAGAGCCGCCACCGCCACCAGCAACAACCAAATATTCAACAGAAACTGGTGGAATATAAGGAGAGGGCCAATTACTAGCGCCTTTAGCTTGTCCCTGTTGTGTCAGTGTAAAAATTCCTGAGTATTGAGCCATTTTTTATCCTCAGAATGTGATTGAACCTGAAGCAGTCCATGTGTAAATACGATATCCACCAGTAATGGTGTATGTTGGAGAGCCTGTTGTAGATGCAGCTTCTGCGTAGGAGTCGGCGTAACGAATAATAACAATGCCAGAGCCGCCAGTGCCGCCGCCTTTATGATTTGCTCCGCTTGTGCCTGATGAGCCAGCTCCACCGCCACCGCCGCCAGTATTAGCTGTTCCATTTGATCCAGCTGAATTAGATCCACCTTGACCACCACCGCCAGAACCGCCATTGCCACCAATAGCGCTAGAGTCGCCACCACCACCACCGCCACCACCTGCGTAAGTTACAGAACTTCCGCTAATAGATGAAGCCGTGCCAGAGCCACCAGAACCTCCAGTGCTAGAGTTGTAGTTTCCCCCAGCAGAACCAGAGCCGCCACCACCACCAGCAGGATATGGGCTACTACTGCTGCCGTTTCCACCTGCGTTACCTTGTCCAGATGTTCCAGCACCACCGTTTCCAATGGATGGGTAAGTACCGCCGCCTCCAGAGCCGCCAACTTGGCCTCCTATGTTATTAGGCGAGCCAGTATAGTTGCCGCCCTTGCCGCCTCCAACAGAAGTTATGGTGCTAAATACGGAATCGGAGCCATTTGAATATGCGTTAGTTGTAGTCGCTGCCTGACCAGCACCACCCGCACCTACAGTTACAGTAATTGCAGAACCGGAAGTCACAGCAAAGCCTGTTGCCGTTCTAAAACCGCCAGCGCCACCACCGCCGCCTTCCCATCCACCACCTCCACCACCACCTGCTACAACAAGATACTCAACTGTTGAAGCAGAAGGAAGAGCTGATAAGGGATTAAAAGTCTCAGTAATAAACCCACCAAGGTATCTATTAGACATAATAATTCCTTATTAGGTAATTGCTTCGTATGCCGCAGTCAGTTCAATTGCGTTTGATGTACCAGAAGTCACCACAATTGATTGACCTTCGCCGACATAGATTGATGTGCTTTTATCCAAAATAATCAATGAACCATTACCAGGAACAGTAATTTGATAAGCAATACGGTAAGCAGTGCCGCCACCGCCTGTTGCGCTATTGATCGACACAGTAATTGATGCCGCAGAACTTGTTACGTTAGCAGCAACAATGTTGTCAATCTTGTTAACAGTGCCAGAAGCAGGAGTCAAAGCAGTCCAAGTGGTTGCACTTGTACCTGTAGGGATTAGATACGATGTGTTTCCATAAATGGATGTGACGTTTACGATGTTTGGATTAGCCATTTCAACCCCCGAAAATTAAAGTCATTGCGATTGATTTGCTGACAATCGCTGCGTTTAAGCCTGTTACGTTGCTTGCAGCCACAGTACCCACGTTGATTGTGTTGTACGCCACAGTTTCAATAATGTCACCAGATGATGCAGCACTTGCTAAAACAACACTTGTTCCATTGCTTGCTGTGTAGTCTGATGCGTTTAAAAACACACCATTCAAATACACCTCAACATAACCAACTTCATATGTTGTTGTAAATGTTGTTTGACCAGCAGTAGCTGTAAAGCTTGTGCGCGTGTAGGAAGCATTGGGAGCAGATGCACCTGTTGGGCCAGTTGGACCAGTTGGACCTGTAACCGATGGACCCGTTGGTCCTACAGGGCCTGTAGGAGCCACGTTTACTGTGTAGTAAGCAACTGTTTCAACAATGTCGCCAGCAGCAGCTGCAGATGCAAGGACAACAGACGTACCGTCTGTCGCCGTGTAATCTGAACCATTCAAGAACACACCGTTGAGATAAACCTCAACAAAGCCAACTGTGTAAGTTGCAGCAAAAGTGGTTTGACCAGCAGTTGCAGTAAAGCTTGTACGTGTGTAGGTTGCGTTTAATGCAGCGCCTGTAGGTCCAGTAGCACCAGTTGGGCCAGTAGGTCCAGTAGGTCCAGCCACTGTTGATGCAGCGCCCGTAGGTCCGGTGGGGCCGTTTGTTCCCGCTGAACCTGTGGGTCCTGTGGGTCCGTTTGTTCCTGCAGTTCCGGTAGGGCCTGTAGGTCCTGTTGGTCCATCCATACCAATGTAACCAGGCGCACCCGTTGGTCCTGTTGGTCCTGTATCGCCTTGAACGCCTTGGATGCCCTGTGGTCCTTGTACGCCAGTTGGGCCTTGTGATCCAACAGCGCCAGTAGGGCCTGTGGGTCCTTCAACGCCTTGGCTTCCTGTAGGTCCTGTTGGGCCAGCAGCTCCCGTAGGTCCTGTTGTTCCTTGTGCGCCAGTTGGGCCAAGTTGTGTGTATGTTGCTTGAACAGCAGTAAATACGACAGAAGGGGTACGTGGACTTGTTGGAGAAGTCCCAGCGGCAATTGTTTCAAGCGTAACTTGAGTGCTTGTTGTTGCCCAAACAAGCTCCACAAAGTCGCCAGCAACAAATGGCAAGACAAAGTTGACAGTGCCAATTACGTTACCATGCACACCACCATGACTGTTAATAATGCTGAACTTGCTGTCAGTGTCAGCCAAGTCGCCAGTGCTGCCAGAATCATTCTTACGCAACCAGACGTTTGCATCATGGATTTGTGTATCGCTGTTTACAAACTGAATTGAGAATGTCAGGCTATAAACGCCATCATTTGCAAACGTCACACGACTACCTGAAACAACACTTACACCATTGTTTGCGGAGTCAGCATTGTTTAAAGTAATTGAATAAGGCGTGTTGGCAGAAGCAGCAGTTTGAGTTGTTGTGTCCCAGAACGAACCCCAGTAAGCAACAGCACCACCAGCGCCTGGAGCGCCTTGAGGTCCTGTAGCACCAGTGGGGCCTGTATTTCCTTGTGAACCTGTAGGTCCAATAACGCCCGTTGGTCCAGTAGGTCCTGTATTGCCCGTGTCACCCTGTGGTCCAGTAGGTCCAACAAAACCTTGATCACCCTGAACACCTTGTGGTCCAGTTGGGCCAATATTGCCTTGTGCGCCTTGACCGCCAGTGGGTCCAGTAGCGCCAACAGATCCAGTAGGGCCGGTAGGGCCAACAACTCCTGTAGGACCTGTGACAGATGGGCCTGTAGCACCAGTAGGGCCAGTAGGACCTGCTACGGTTGAATCAGCGCCAGTTGGGCCGGTAGGGCCTGTTGCACCTGTTGGACCCGCAACTGTCGAAGCTGCGCCCGTAGGACCCGTAGGCCCTGTAGGCCCCGTAGGGCCTGTAACGCCAAACTTTACAGTAGCGCCATATAGACCGTTGGTTTCAGCGCCAGGAGTCGCCTGAACTGGCCCTGTAACGCTTGTCCCGTAAAGACCGCTAGTTGCCATCCCTTACCTCACTTAAAGTTGTAGCGATAGCCACGTGGCTGAAATTCGCTAGTCAAGTGGCGATCACCACCAGACCATTTATCTTTGACCATTTGGTCTTCAATCAGACCATAAGCATCATCAAGGCGTGACAGCCATTTCTGAGATTCTTCGGTGTTTTTGTTCTTGTCGTAGTACGCCCACAAGGTTGCATAGAAGTAACCTTCAGGGAAGCTTGCCAACACAGCGTTGCTTTGAACCAATGGATATAAAGGATCTTCCGTTGGGCTAAACAAGAATGGGAATGTGCGGATGTAATACGCATTGATGATCACGCCACCACCTGGGTTTGGCGTAAACACATAGTTAGGACCAACTTCAGAGAAGCTGGCGCGGATCACACGAGGTACGCCGAAAGGACGAACGTACAACTGATCAATCATTCGCAAACGAATAATCTCTCTGTCACCAACACGGTCATAAACAATCCAAGGACCCATACTGGCAGCAGGTGTGTCAGGCTGGACTTCGTTGTTTGGAGTTTGTTGGAAGAAGAAAATAGGCCAGTTCATATCCGCAGGGATAGGAGCCATACCTTGATCGTCAGTAATCAATACACATGGGTCAACAGTGTCATAGGGATTGGTACGCAAAGCTGGAAGCTCCAGCTTACGCATTTTCAATTCACCCATCTGGATTGACTGTGTAATCTCAATAGTTGACTGTGTAGGCAACATCAACAATGTGCCAGGCAAGTCATCATTGGAAATCATGCCATCAGGATCATTAACAGTAACGGTTCCTGATGTAAGTGCTGTGACAACGCAAAACCCTTTGAGTGGGCTAATACCAACAAAGTCACCAACCATCAAAATACTTGTTGGATCACTAGAAACAGTGATTACGCCATCGGTAATATCAGTTGCAGAGATGCCAGTGCTTTTTGGAATTGCTCCAACCCACTTTGCTACTCGACTCACTAGAGCATTTGCAGATTGAATAAAGTCTGACATCTCAATTCCTCATTTTGTCGGGATAGTTGATTGTATGGTAAAGACGTTTTTTATGGCGTTGGCGGGAGGGGAATTTTGCCCGATGGATGGCAAACAAAGTCAGAGTAAAACTCGTTGACAATGGCATAAAAACGGATCTTGTCTTTCTTGTCTTGCTTGATCAATTCCCAAGGACGGTTACCAAACCACTTTGAACTGATCTCATGTGCAAAACACTTAGGCAAGTTCATAGCCTCGAATGTGCCTGGAAAGATTGGGTTATCAGTAGTTCCCATCTGACGATAGAACTCACGCTGATTACGGCAGTATTCACGAATGTTCTCTACGTTCTTTTGTTCGTACTGAACATAACGCTGGCCATCCTGAGCGCCTACTGTGTATTTCAGGTTCTGTGTGTCAAAAGTCTGTGACCACGTACCTGACTTAACCTCGTTGTACAACTTGTCATTAGCGCGAAGAGCTGCTTCAACGCCAGATTCCAAATTGCCCTTCATGTAATAGTCTTCGTTGACTGTTACTTCTTCGTCATTCGATTCCATGCCTTGCTCCTATAAATACAAAAAGAAGACCCCGAAGGGCCTTCCTTTGATACACCGTTGATTACGATGTGTAGCGCTGAACTTGACCAGCGGCGCGAGGTGTAGTCACCACAGCGCTTGTGTCGTTGTTGATAGCAGCCAAAACAGCCACACCAGCAGGGTTACGCACGATCAACGTACCTTCCATGATGTACTGATCCAAAGAAGCGTCAGCGTTCGAGAACACTTCGTTGTTTGGACCCAGTTCACGCAAGCTACCCCACTGAACAACGTCAGGGTTCAAGAACAACACAGAGTTGGAGTCAGAACCAGTTTGGTCCATCACCCAGCTATCGTCGATCTGATAGGTATAGTTGAAGTCGCCTTCGTAAGTAGCGATTGTGTCGCCCTTGTCAGCGGGGTTGAAACGGTTGATACCACGGCTTTGTGGGATGTTGGTAGAGATGGCAGTACGCAACGATGTTGGGCAGACCATGTTAGTGATCTTGGCATTGAAGCGTTGTTCTGCTGTAGTCACCAACTGCTTGTACAACACGGGGCTGAAAGCCTGAGTTGTCACACCGCTAGAGAAGGTGAAGTAGCAAGAGCCAGCCTTAGCCAGAGTACCGTTGAAAGGAATGTTTGTGTTTTGCACGTATGTGGTGTCATCATCATCAGATGTAGCCACGTTCAAAACATCAGAACCGTCCGTTGGGTTACCAGAACGAGTACCAGCGAAAGCAAACAAAGAACCGAAACGACGACCGTTGTTTGGTGATGCGCCTTGGGTAGCAGACTGACCAGAGTACTTGATAGAAGCACCGTCAGCGCGAACCATTTGCAGTTCAACGTCGAACATGATTTCAGTCAATTGCTTGACTTCTTGGTAGGCTTGGGGATCGCCACCAGCTTGCTCAACAGCACGTGCAGTACCTGTAGCACCAATCACAGTCGTGAAGATCTGTGTGTAGTTACCGCAGTTTTGACGAGTGTTGCTTTCAGCAGAAGAAGAAGAAACAGAAGCGCCTTCCAACTTTGCGTTCAAAGCGGGAGTGCGATATGTGTCGATAGGCCAAATGTGCAAGGTCGAGTTGATCTTGCGCTTTTTGCTCATCGCCATGTTGGTGACGGGAGTGCGGTCTTTAACGTAGTTGGACACGGTCATGTCCATGTCTTTTACGACGATGTCGGTGGTGTAATTGCCGTTACCGTTACCGAGGTTTGCAGAGGTGATTGTTGACATAAGGTTCTCCTGAAAAATGTCATCGACGGCGTTTGAAGGCCATCAGTTGTTGTGCCAAAAGGTCGCGTGTCGCATTCTTATCGCCTTTGGCTGACCGTTCTTGCAGTTCTGAAGCCTCGTCCTTCGGTGCGGTTTTAGCCTTTGATACAGCCTTGGTTGTGGCTGCTAGTGATCCACCAGCATTCTTAACAACCTTTGGCCCCTCGCGGAACTTCAAACCATCTCGGATCAGGCTCATCAAATGTTCGTCTGAGGAAACCAAATCAATGTTTGGCACTCCAGGTACAAACGAATTCTTCGCATTACCCCAATCCTTTTCTAACTTTTCACGAAGCTCGTTAAAGTTAGCCTTGTTGCTTAGTTCTTTGTCCTTAAACGACTGACGGGCTTGTTCCAGACTTCTCTGGACTTCCGCTGATCGTTGAGCATAGAACTCCTCAACTTTCGGACGATTCGTTTTCAAGAATGCGGCTTTTTCTTGAATAAGCTCGGCATTTTGACGGATAGCCGCCTGTGCTTCAGCTCGTTTCACTTCATCAGAAGTGCTTTCAAAAATCTGCTGCCATTGCTGGTTGTAGCCTTGGAGAGTAACCAGCTCATCAGCTGCACTTTGCAACTGAGGAACAATAGTTAACTCAAGTCCAATCTGCAAACCATCAATTTCCTTACGACGATTCGCTTCATACTCCTCAAACTCAGCTTTTTCAGCTTTAAGCTTACGAGCATGTTCATGGATAGCACTGCCTTGACCAAGAATCGCAGCCGCCTTCGATACTGGCACTTCCAAGAAGCCACCTTCGGCATCTTTGTTAGGAATGCGCCAAATCATGTCAGGATTTGACTTAGCAAACTCTAGGAAGTTAATCGCATCGTCACTTACACCATCGGTGGGTTCTTCTGCAACTTCCGAATCTGCTGATTCTTCAGTTTCAACACTACTATCTTCAGGTTCGGCTACCTCTTCAGGAGCCGCCTCGGGGGATTCAGCTTTCGCCTCCTCTTGTCCCGCTGGTGGGGCCGTACTACCTTCGGGTTGCACGTTGGTACGCTGTCTATTAGCGTCAATCATTGCAGCGATGGCATCGGCGGGATTGACCACACCAGTTTGCTCAGTGGCGGGTGCATTAGCACTTACGTCTGACATATCTTATCCTATTCTTTATTGCTCTGTTTCTTCAGAGCGTTTGTGAGCGATTTTTCCGAGATACTGTAACTTTTCGATGTAGTTAATGAAATCTCGGACCCCAGCAACAAAATGTGCGTTGCTAATTCTTTGTTGGTCATCAGTGCAGTCTTCCAACTGCTCCAACATGTTGAACCTATACAGGTTGAACATCAATGCAAAATCTTGGTTCTTCAACAAGCGGCTTGCCGATTCCCCGTTCTCAATTGCTAGAGTTTTTCTCTCAAGTAACGCCTCCTTTGCGGAATCAGTTGCCCGACTCCTTTTGTTAAAAAAATCCCGAATGTCTTTTACCAAGCTTTTCATTACAAATCCTTAATCAACTTGCACAGCAGAAAGTTTACCTTTCTTCATGGCCTCCATCTCAAAGAAGTTATCCATATCAATATCTTCAGCTTTCTTGACGTTCAAAGCAGCCACAGTCTGAGATTCTTGTGCCTTAGCCTGATTTAGTTGAACTTTAGATTGCATTTCTTGCTCTGGCAAACCTGGGCCAGCTGCTTGTTTAGCTTGAGCCATCTTTGCTGCTTCCTCGAAGGTTGGCAGGTAAGCATCACAGTCTTTTACGCCCAACACGTACAGGGTGTCTTCAAAAGATTTACGCAATTTGAAGAACATTTCAGGCACTGATGGGTCCAATTGCATCATTGCTTGCACAAAACCTTGCTGGGTTTGCAAAATAAGCTGCTGGCGCGTCAAACGGTTCTCTTCTGACATAAAACCCAAGGCCAAATCGATGTTGATTTCCTTGCGGTCAATAAAGTCAAAGTTTTTCATTGACTCAGCGTCCATAAATGGACCACCTTTGCCATACACACCAGCCAATTGTTGGATGTTGTAGTCATCAGCGTACTGAATCATAGTGCGCCAAGTAATGTAGATCAGATCGCGCAAGCCAATAGCGCAGTTCTTCACCATTTCATCTTGGATCAGCTGGTTTGGACCCATAGCCAACTGCAGCTTGTAGCCAGAATTGCCGTCTTTCATCACTTCTGGGTTCAGCATGTCGCCAGGTGATGTCATACCGATCATGGCATTCTTGTCAGACTCAAAGCGCTCCATTGCAGATTGGACATAGCCCAAGTTGCCTTGCATTGGCTGGAACTCGTATACGTGCTTACCTGCGTCAAACTTGCGGTCCAAGATGAACATTGCAGACACGCCACGTTGGATCTCTTCAGCATCAACAAACTCAGGGTTTACACCGATACGAGCTGTTGACGACTGCATAGCAAACGTCATCTCTGCACGGGCAATACTGGTTGCGTATTCCTGCATTGGAACAAGGCGCTCTGCCAAGCTGTAGCCAAAGAAGTTGCCGACAATTGGCTTTGGATTCATCGAGGCCAATGGAATGAACTCGACTTCCTTGACATACAGCACGTATGAGCCAGAGAAGCAGCACTCAATGATCTCTTCTTCGCCATCGCCGTCAATGTCTTTGCGAATCCAAGCGGTAGTCAACATAACCACACGGCTATATTGGTCAGCACCTTGAGATGCGATCACGCCTTGACCTGGCACAGGTGTTGAATCACGTGCGTGAAGGGCCAAATCGTTTTCTAACGCGCCAGCTTGGTAAGCGCCAGCAGGGCCATAGGCAGCATGCTTGGCAAATGACTCTACATCGATGTAGGGATACTGTTCTTTGGCCTCATGGATAGTCATGGGGTCATAAAAGCCAACAAAGTCCTGATCTTGGATGTTGTTGATCGTTGGGTTGGCAACAAAATAGTGTTGAGCTACGTGTTTGTACTTAACCTTAGTTGAGTAGCCTGTCAGCTTGTACTTGGCACGATAAACTGTGTTTTCACGCAGTGCATCTTGCAAGTCTTCATCACTGATCTGCTCTTCAGCCAAAGCATCTTGAGCCACAGCTGTCATGTCAACGTCAATACGGCGCATTTGCTGGCGCTTAGAGGCCAAGCCTTTTTCAGCAGCCATGATCTCAAAAGAACGCAACTGATCGCGTGTTCCTTCTACTTCCTTGTACTGAACAATGGGTTCGCGCACAGGCATAGCCATGACAACGCCAACTTTGTGCAACAAAGCGTCTTGCGCCCAATCACGAACAATTGCATAAGAATCGTTCTTGTTGTTGATCATGTTCAAAGTCATCTCAGTGGCTTGACGCGCACCAATGTCGCCTTCGTGTGACTTCACAAACTCAAAGTTAACCTTGCCATTAGGCATCAAGCACTTTGTAACGATTGATGTTGCGTAATCAATGCCTGGAGCCACTACAGGGTGGATGTAATCAACGCCACGGATTGGTTCCGTAGAGTTAGCCACTGGAATTGTCAGGTAGTGGTAATCAGAGAAACGATTGAGTGTGTTTTTGGCTTGAGTCAGTCGAAGATAGTCAACCATCTTGACGTAGACCTCGTGTGCCACTTGCTGGACAACAGTTTTACCGCCACCGTTAGCTGCAAGGTTGTCGACAATAATATTTTGTTTATCCAGCATGTTAGATCCTCTGAACTTTGCCTTCGATTGGGGCAAATCGACGGGCTTCAAATGTATTTGCTCGGCTTACCACGGATTCACCGTGACCTTGGATTAACGCGAGTATGCCAATTCGAGCCGAGTCAATGTGATCGTCTGGATCAGAAAATTGACCTTTGTCATCAATGGCATAGTTCCTTGCTTCATCCAAGAAAGCTTTGCATGATTCGTGAATCTTAAAAGTTCCACGATCCATCCCTAGCCGCATTATATTGATACCGTAAGCTTTGTGGTTCGTGACTTTGCCTTGATCATTGGGAGGATTGAGAATTGCCCCCGCAATGCAGTTGAGGCCGTATGTGTCCTCAAAGACCTCACGCACACTTTGCTCAGTGAGCGTGTAACGTCCCGCCGTAGCAGCATCATGCGGTAGGGCGATCGGGACACCTTTAGATTCACGGTCCAAAAGGTAGTGGACATATTCATCCGGCGTTTCCCCAGTTGGGACCGTAATTTGGCGGTGCAGGAAGATAGTCTCTTCGTAAGGATCCCTGAAAAAGAATGAAATAACTGTCGGGTCATTTTTAATACCTAAGTCAAAGCTAATCAGTCGTTCAAGGTTAGGATTGTTCTTCAGGTCATACTCTTCAGACTTGTAGACAGGCCATTCCAGCATTGGGAACACCACACCTTTGCCGACCAGCGGAATACCCTTCATCCGGCATTCGCGCTCCCAAGGCATAAAGTCGCGGGACAGCTGATCACGTTCTTCCTGAGAGAAAAACGATTCACCCCATTCGTTCTCAAAAGGAATGTCGTCCCAAGTCACGCGCACGTGCGAGTAGCCTTCAATCTGATCCCAAAATTTCCTTACAAGACCTGACAAGCCTTTTAAGGGGGTGAATGAACAGATAACTTGGCCTTGCCTTTGTGCTGTTCGAGTAACCAACTCTGAAAAAGTTTCATCTGGGGGCTGCTCATCAAGCACAACCAGGTCAAGCTCGAAACCTTGGAGGTGACGAACCTGTTGTGTGTAGTTGCTGAAATAAAGCTTGGACTTGCCACCACTAGAGTGCCAGATTTCGATGGATAGGACGTTGGCTCCATCGGATCGGTAGGACTTGTCATCAATCAACTCCTTGGGGATAGAACCTGTTCCCAGTTTATACGTTTGCTTGATGTCGTCGCAGCCAAGAAGTTTGTTTTGCAGGGTTTTAGCCACCTGCTCCCAAGATTCTCCAGAAGCCATAGCCACGATAGGCTTATCCCACCGTTTACCTTTCCACCATGACGGATACAGACCTGTCAGGTGATAAGCAGCTTCGTAGGTGGAGGCAATTGTTTTACCAGCACGGTTAGCCGCGATCATGCCACGGCGGGTAGATATAAGTCCTGTCTCAAAGAACTTCTTTTGATATGCAAAAGGACGAAACCACTTGAGTTGGTTGTATTGCATATCTAGCGCGATCTTGTCTCGCGCAGCCTTCATCTTGATCATCTGCTCAGGACTTAAAGCATTAACAGCTTTCTTTCCACCGGCAAGTTTTACAAGATGCTTTAACGCCCTCTCTTTGTAGATGGGCATTACATAATCGGTAGCCTCACTTCGTGCCATACGAATCTCTGATTGCTAACAAAATATCAGCAGCCTTAGACAAGTAGAAAACGTCCTGTGGTTGTAGTTCTTGAGGACCTTGGAGATCTTTTTGTAGACGCTCCAAAGTCTTCCTGGCACAGGCTTCTGCTTGGTTCGACAGTTTCTGACGAAAAATAGAAGCGAAGTCTTCCATTACGACCAAGGATCAGCGATGTTCTTGGTTGAGCTAGAAGCCAAGCTCTTGTCAATCAGAGTCCAGATACCTGCGCCTTTTTCTCCGCTGCAATATGTGTACATGCGAAGACCGCGCTCAGTGAATGTGCCATCAGCATTACGCAAAACAGTTTCAGCAGTACGAGGGTCAACCAACTTGTAGCGCTCAGGGACTTCCTGACCATACTTGTTGACACGACGACCTTCTTCTTCATAGTGCATAGGCCCCATAACTTGGAAGGTAACTACGTTGTTGTTGTACTTGCGGAACATGATGTGAACTTTGCGGTCCGACTGAGGGTTCAGTGGGTGAGGCATGTTCGTAGCACCGAAGTGATGGATCTCGGCTTCCTCTGGTGGCAATTCTTTGCCGCGAGGAGGCAATGGAGGAATAGGATCTTTTGGAATCGTATTAGTCTTGTCGACATACGGGTTGTCTTCGGTCATGTACTCAACAGGAATTTTTTTTCCTTCGAGTGCATTACGAGCCACAAGATACTGTTCCTCTTTTGGTTTTCCAACGAGGTCGAGTGCAATCTGTGTACGGTCATACACAAATTGGGCTAATTCTTTAGCCGTGGGTAAGTCTGCCTTTAGGGCATCAATATCATACGTTGCCATGCTATACCTTTCTTTAGACCTTTGATGGGCGAGTGCCTTTTTGGAACTTACCGCCATTGATGTTTTGTGTATGTTGGTCAGACAGTGTGTTCACTTTATAAACATCACGGACTGCAACAGCCACTTTTTCACGACGACTGTGTTCAGAAGTACGTGTACTCAACTTATCGTTGATTCCTTTGGTGAGGCCCTTGCTCATCTTGCCGCCACCGTTAATAACTTTACCGTAACCAGACATAGTCACCTCACTTTAACCAAGATTGACCATCTTTAGCAATGTAGCCAGTGTTGCCACCGATAGCATCATTGCACTTGGGATAGCTTGCTTTCACTTTCTGACCATTGCCAGAAGTGGGATTAGCGCCAGCTTTAGCAGGACCTTGGCGACCAGGGCCATATGCCGTATTGCCTTGAGGACGAGTGACAGCAGTAACGCCACCGCCTTTTTTGGCTGGGTCTTTAGATTGATTGCCTTTGCGGTTAGGCGCTTGAGCGTACAAAAAGTTTGTAGTCATTTCTTCCCCTTGGGGTTACGTTTGTGTTCTGCCTCGCGTTTGACAGCATAGGCAATTGCTAAAGCCTGTTTCTGAGGTTTGCCAGCTTTGACTTCTGCTTTCACATTGGCCTTAAACGACTTCTCAGACTTTCCATGCTTCAGGGGCATATCATACCTTTCTTAAAGATTCCATGAAATCGTCCAAAGCGTCTTCAGCGGAGACGTTCTCTTCGCTGTTAACCATGTTGTTCACGTGTTCAATCGAAATGACAGGAGCCCGTGAAGATTCGTATGAGGCAATCTTTTCAGCAATCCTAGCACGATCCTTAATATCCAGCTCATTAGACTGCAGAGCTTCGATCAAGGTTTCCATAGCCGTCACCAGGGGAGGTAGGCCAGCGTCGATCCTTTGTTGGTTCAGCTGATTAAACAAAGCTCCATATTCGGTGACTCTGTTGACAATGGATTTTGGTCGACCAAGAGCATTGCGGTTTTCTGCTTTGGTAAAAGCGCTTTCACGGGGAGGCTTTTCGCCGGTGGCAATTTTCATGGCTTTTTTCTTTGCGCGACGAGCAGCGGCAGCTTTACGAGCTTTTTCCTTATGCTCTTCGGAGTTGTGCTTTACTTGCGGTTCTCTAATTGGTTCGTCAAACATTTCATAGCCTCTTCTGTGCGAATCCACGCATATGACCCATTAACGGTGAACCCACGCTTCTTGTGGATCTTCATGAACCCGTCATGGTCAGCACGGATGGATGTCGAGCAAATAATGGGAATGCCGTTTTTATATGCCCACAGTATATGCTGATCAATCATTTGGTTGACAAGTTTGAGACGGGTGCGCAAGGGCAAGCTTAAGTCGACGCTGTGGAACTTAGAGTTACTGATCTCATCATTGCAGTAGCTTGTATAGCCGCCTCGATCAAACCAGCAAAAGCCAAGAAGTTGTCGCACAGTATCATGGCCTACCAATCTATTGTTTTCATCATAAAAAGGGACGACCTCACCATCGGCACGGCAAACAGCAATAAACTCTTTACCTTTGTTGAATAGTTGTTCAGTACAAGCAACTGTCAACCTATGTCTAAAGATGCCTTTGTCTCTCTTTAGGATACCTTCAACGTCTGACCCATAGACGGTGTCTCCCAATTCAACCATGTCTTCAATGTCATGAAGAGGGTGAGCTAATGACCATTCCATACTTTGCCTTTCCAGTGCGGAGCAGAAGAAATTTTTTTGTTGGTTGCCTAGGAGCCACCTAAGACCTCTTGTGAGGGGCTTACCTCACCTCATCCCTTGCCAGACAAAGGACCACCTCAACCAACACGGCTGAAGACTGCTGATGTCTCACCTTAGTAAGTGTCCCGCATGAACTTAATCACTTGGGCTGGGCAGTCCACACAATCCTCATGCGTGTTAGTTGTTGGTGCATCGGACTCTTATCCCCGATAGTCCTCTAAGCTGTGTGCTTAGCGTTCTAGATTCGTAACTTCACCAACACGGCTGAGGACTGAATGTCACCTTGAGAGGCGCGCTTTCCTCTGACACCTAACCCAATCCTCATGCGTGTACTCAAATTATAGGACCACACATTCCTTTTCAGCAATGTAATACTTTTCCCATTTATCTTTTATATAACCCCGTGTTTTTTGGCACTTTAGCCATTTTCTAGCCTTTTTCTTAAGTCCTGAGTATTAGTTGTCTGTCAATAATTAATACTCTGAAAGTTTTAGGAGGAAAATTTTTATAGGGAAACGGGCTTTTGGGATAGCTAGTGATGGTTTGGATTAGAGCTAGGTAGGGGAAAAGTTTTTGGAGAAATTTTGGGAATGGGTGAGTGGGCCCCCCTTGGGTCTAGGGGTTCCAGCCCTACCCCCCTCTTGCCTAGGGGGGGGAAAGCCTGGCTGACGGGGTGCAAAGCCAATGCCCATGCGGGTTGGCGCTACTGACTGACCGGTCAGTAAGTAATAAGGCGCTGGAAAGCCCTAGGTTTTTCTCCGCTAGGGGGACCGGTCGCTTTTAGGTTTTAGTATTTCTCCGCGCTTCTCTTTTATCTTCTCTCTCTTATGTGATAACTGGAGAGATTGGCTTGGGGTTTCTAATCTTTTCGCGGGTTTCCCAATGGTTTGGGGGTTTAGGTTTCTTTTGCTTTGCGCCCCTTTTCCCCTATCTGATCACATGGCAATGCGTTAGATATTGGCTTGGGGTTTTTCTTTTCTTTTCCCGCGCATTGGGTGACTTGAATTATTTGATCAATCAAGTGCAAGTTATCAACAAGCCCCCAAGTTGTCCACAATAATCCACAAAATGCACCGGCTTTGTGCCAATGCACCATTGTCGGACGGTATAATTATCGGTTGCACTATCTTAGAGCATGCTCTAATTGTTTTGGCTTGGTTTCTTAATACGTTTGGTTTGCTTCTACCTGGGTTTGGTGTTGGCACATTGTTTGCACGTATAAATGCACCGGCCCAAACCGGTTAACCTTTAAACCAAGGTTATTCACAATTGACCAATGAAGGATATACGTATGCAAACCACCACCCAAACCACCACCGGCAACACGTCAATCACGTTAACACCGGACCTTTTCGCTTTGATTGACCATGCCGGTGCATTGGATCAAGAGATTAAAGCCCTTACCAAGCAATTAGACAAACTAAAAGACACTATCAAAGCCCAAGGGGCCGGTGACTTTTCGGGTTTTGCTTGGACCGCAAAAGTGGTTGACGTTAAAGCTACCGACAAAGTGGATTGGGAAACCATTGCCAAACGCTTTAACCCAAGTTACCAACTAATTGCCGCGCATACAACACAAACCAAGGCCACCAAGCGCGTTGGCTTTGAATTGATCAAATAAGGGGCAAACAATGAAAACGACATTCACCACAATGATTGGCTTTGCATTGGCTTGGGGCTTTGCCCTTTGTGCTTTGTTGGCTTACTTTGACGTTTTAACCAAGTAAGGGG